AGCCAAGACGGTTGCCGGTACGGAAGCCGGAAGAAAGGTTTGTCCGCATTGCGGACGTTCCCTTCCGCTCCACCGGTTCTATAACAGGACTGTCAGATATGAGGATAAGGAATACCGATGTCTCACCTCCTGGTGCAAGATGTGTATGAGTGAAGTCGCAGCGGAAAGAAATCGTAATAATTAATTTAAAAATCCAATGAAAAACGTAACGAAAATAGCCAAGAAGTCAGCCGGACTTAGCCAAAAATGTTCGATTTGTCCACTTATGCGAAGATGTACTTTAGAGATCCATAGGATTTGCTTTGACAGCTTTGTGGAGGGATTCAAGAAAGGAGCCAAAGCGGCAGAAAAGGAAATAAACAAGAAATTCAAAACCGAACAAAATGAAAGCAATAACCATAAAACAGCTGTGGGCGAGCTTAATATCAAGTGAGAGGATATTAAAAGTTAATTCTATCAAAATTAGTGTTTACCCTTTGATTTTTTTATAGCAGAAAAACTTTATTGAGTTTCTGTAAATTAAAATCGTATATTTGCAGTGAATACACAACTCGAATGTAGAATTTAAGTGATATCATAACCTTAATAAAAAAGTGATGAAAGTATTTACTGTACAAACCTTGGAAAGTTTTATGTCTTTACAATATGGCCTCCCTGAAATGGATTTTTTCAGAGGCCAATCTTCTTCTGAATATAAATTGATACCTTCAATAGGTCGGAGGTTCAAGGAAGGACAGGAGGACGTGTTGAAGCAATATGAGAAAGAGGTATTTGAAGATTTTAAAAGAAAATATTCAATGTTTACGGATGCACGCCCTAAAAATGATAAGGAATTCCTGTTTCTAGCACAACACTATGGACTTCCAACGAGACTTCTTGATTGGACTTATAATCCTTTAATTGCATTATATTTTGCATGTTGCTCTAATTTTGATAAAGATGGAATTGTTTATCAAAGTTATCAATTCTCAAGAAGGGTTTTTAATGAAGATAAAGATGACATATTTTCATTTCCTGCAATAACTTTATTAGTTCCTAATATGACAGATGTTAGGTATAAAAATCAGAATGGCATATTTGTACTTTATCCAGAACCTTGGAAGGAAAAATTCGAATTCATCTATGCAAAATATATAATTCCTGTACAATATAAACAAAACATATTCCGTATTTTTGGAATAATCTCATAATCCGCTAAGAATAAAAAGTTTATGCGGAAAGTTCAAGAACGAGGTAATGAGTTGGCAACTGTTCTGATTTCTACATACTTGCGTGATTTGCATTGATGTACAACTCATCTTGGAACAAAGGTACAACTTTTTTATGAACGAGCAAAAGGACAGTGCATTTTTCATTATTGCAGGATAAAATTTGATTTGGTCTATCATCAATCTGCGATATTATGAGTTTCCCGATTCCGTCATTCGCCCCTTTCCTTTGCTCGTCTGCGAAGGTAGTACATCAGCCCTTGAAAGTTGAAAGGTCGGGGCGGCAAGCCGTTTCGGACTGAATCTTCCTCCTACGGAGAGTATTCACCCCGAAAACCTTTCCCCTTTCAATGTCTGTACTCAAAAATGCAGACGGCAACGGAAATGAGCGACTGACGAAAATGTAGATAAAGATAAACAGACAGCATACAAACGGGTTCTTACATTGATAACCCTTTTGTATGCTGTTCTTGTTTCTATCCATAGGGGCACTATTATTTTGCATCAGATGAATATAGGGGCAAGCGGTAAATTTCACTCCCTCCAAAAATATAGAGAGGTTTATCCGCTGCTATTAAGTAGGTGCTTGCCGTTGTACTCCCGTTTCAATGCCTGCTCAATCTCACTTCGCTTGTACAGAACTTTTCCACCGAGAACATAGTAAGGCAATGTGCCATTGCTTCGGTATTCGCTCAATGTCCTTCGGCTAACCTTGAGCATATATGCCACCTCCTTGTCGCATAGGTACTCATCATCGTTCTGTATGGCTGTTCCGTCTTTTGACATACTATCGAGAATTTCCGATAGTTGGTCGATACTCTCGTGAATGGACTGCATCCACGCATCATCTTTGGTTCTCATCTCTTGATACATAGTTCAAATGGTTTTATTGTTATACATTGATTAGATTTCTCGTCCTTTCCACTTGGCTTCTTTTCGCCTGTCCTCTACTTTAGTAATGATGCTATCCACATCTTCGGGCAGATAGTAAGTCCGGTTGCCGATTTTGGTATAGGCAAGTGTGCCGTTATCACGCAAGGTCTGCAATGTACGCTTGCTTATCTTCAATCGCTGACAAACATCCTGATGGTCGAGCCAATTGTTTGTCTTTTTCTTCCCGTTCTTGACAACGGGTGAGTTTGATACTCGTAGAATGAACTGCTCAATCTTCGCGGCAAATTCCTCAAATGCCTTTCGCTCAAAAATGATTAAATCCATACGCTTTATTTTAATTTATTACACTTGTTTTCTTTTTTCGCACTGCTAAATAAGGAAGAGATTTTTATACTTCAATGGCACTAACAATAGGTGTCATTCCTTGTCATATCGTTTCATCACAGACACAATAATCAGTCATCGAAATAGGCACTTTCCTCATATGCAATTTCGTTTTGTAAGTGCAAAGTAATAGATAAGTTATCACACCTCAATCATTCGGTGAGCCTGTTGCAGTATGTGGCACAGTTCGTGGCACTTTTAGATGTATATGATGATACATTTTTAAGCACACATCACATTGTAACCAATATGATATATGAATATCCCCAAGCGATTATCCGTCTCTGATCTTGTCCGTAGCATTGTCGTTTGTCAGACCGATGCCTATCCGTCTGCCAAACTTCTGCTCCGAACAGCCGAAACGGATAGTCGCTAATTCTATGATAGCAGTATAGCGGATAGACCAACTCCCGATGTTTCGGCAGTCCGTCTATCCGCTATCCTATTTAAGACCTTAATTTCCTCAATTAAGCATTTTGTCCTAATCCATAATTACCCGTTCAACTTGGGAAGAATTATGCAGTCGGCACTGCCTACGAATCACCCCTAAATGCAATACAATTCATAATTGCCTACATAGACCTAATTAGTTGTGGTAGAATTGTATGCACATTTTCTTTGCAGCAGATAATCGGTCAATATTGTGCACAAAGACCATAGTATTAACTTTCAAAACATTCAAAAAATGAGTAAAAAACAGACTTTAAGTAAAACAGAGTTGCAGGAAATGACAGGTTTGGATTTCTCCAAGCAGAACTCGCAAGTAGAAGAGAGCCGAAAGAAGAGTATTGATGCCGCATTGGAGGATTTTTCTATTGAAAACATCAAGCCACTTCCTCTACCATCTGTAACGGAGCAAGCCCAAACGAAAGCAGTGCCTTCCGTTACAGAGGTGACAGATGAAGTTCCGCCTACCAATATAGTAGAGCAACAGCCACCGACTCCGACCATCCAACGCAGAGTGAGCAGTAAGCAACGCAAGCTTTCGTTGGAAGAGTACCGCAACACCTTTATGCGACCTTACAAGATTGAAGACCGCAAGCCGGTATTCATTAGTGGAAAGTTGCGAAAGATGCTCGACAAGTTCGCATGCAAAATCGGCGAGGATAGAATGAGTATGTCAGGACTATTGGAGAACATCGTCCGTCATCACATCGAACTCTATTCAGAAGATTTCGAGCATTGGAAAGGGATGTAACCTCTTAATCCATTCTATTTAAGAACTATTCCAACGGTATTTCATTTTGAGGCACTCAAAATTGATTAACCTTCGGTTAGTGGGGAAGCAAGTTTATGTTTTGGGCAGACCAAAACCACTTGCTTCCACTCCCGAAGGTCGCAGAAGAGGACATCCCGTTGGTCTATAAAGTAAACAATGTATGTATCATTTTCTAAATCAGAAATCGTATGAAACGAAGTATCAATAACAAGACACCCAACAAAGGAGGACGACCCATGAAAAAGTTGTCCGAGAAACGCAAGTACCGCATAACGGTAAAGATGGCTACCGAAGAGTACTACGCAATGAAACTCAAAGCCAAAAATGCAGGAGTCTCGGCAAGTGAGATTGTAAGAAAGGCTATCCGTGATTGCCATATCAAGGCACGCCTTACCACCGAACAAGCGGACTATATCCGCAAGTTATGCGGTATGGCAAACAATCTCAATCAGCTCACTCGCAAGGCTCATCGCGAAGGCGTAAGGCTGCACTACGGGCAATGCCAACACCTGCTGCTTTCATTGGAAAACATTATAGACCATATCAGCCTATGATGGCAAAGATTGTAAAAGGCTCTGGAGCCAGAGGAATTGTAGATTATATCCTCGACAAGAAGAAACAAGCCACGCTCATAGATTGTCAAGGGGTACTGTTCAATGATAACAGCACGATAGCCAAAAGTTTTATTGCTCAATCAAGGCTTAATCCACGAGTAGATAAGTTCATCGGACATATCTCACTCAGCTTCTCAAAGCAGGATTTACCACGCTTAACGGATGAACTTATGATACAGATAAGCCGAGAATATATGGAGAAAATGGGCATTCGTGATACGCAATATATCATCGGACGGCACTACGATAAGGAGCATCCGCACGTTCATATAGCTTTTAATCGGGTGGATAATAACGGCATAACCATCAGCGACAGGAATGACCGCTACCGCAGTGAACGCATCTGCAAGGAGCTGACACGCAAATACGGGCTGTACTTCGCAAATGGTAAAGAACAGGTAAAAACGCACAGACTGAAAGAGCCTGACAAAACCCGTTACGAGATATACCAAGTTCTCAAACGGGATGTTGCACGATGCTCGGATTGGACTACACTGCTGAAGCGCTTGAAAGCCGAAGGAATAGATGTCCGCTTCAAGTATAAAGGTAATACTAATGAGGTACAAGGTATCATCTTTACCAAGAATGGCTACCACTTCAACGGTTCGAAGATAGACCGCAGTTTCAGTTATTCGAAGATTGACAAGGCTCTGAATGGTAACAATCAAGCGGAATATCAGCGACAATATGAACCACACCATATGCAGATAAGCCATTTCGACAACAAAGAATCTGAGCTTATCAGCGGTTCATTAGGCTTGTTGGACTTCACATCTTCGCCAGATGTGGATAGTCAGGAAGAGGCCGATTTCCGCCGCTTGATGCAGCAGAAAGCAAAGAAAAAGAAGACAAGAGGATTCAAACTCTAATCATTAACCACTTAAAAACAGAAGAAATATGCAGGAAAATAACTCAATTATTATCGCAATGTTGGAAGAGTTGCTGACCATCAGCAAAAGCCAACGTACGGAACAAACAGTAAATGCCAATGTTGATTTAACACCCGTTAAGGAGCTAATCGAGAATGGCAATCGGGAAAACAAGGAGTATTATGATGCTAAAACCAATAAACTCGCAGGTTTTGTTGTCAATGAATTTAGCAAGATAAACAAGCGAATGGATGGCATCAGTGAGCAGGAGCAACCCGACTTTGAGGGTGTAAAACAACAGCTTGCAGAGGCTATTGACAAGATGGATGAAATAAAGGTAAAGCACAACATTGACGAGAAACGACACTCGTTTGCTCTTTACACAAAGGAATCTTGGATTCTTTTGTCAATGATTGTCATGCTATTGGCATCAGGAGCATCAGCAATATACCACTTGTCAAGACCAAATATTCAGAGGGATGATGATGCACTCAAATATCGCTACATCAAGATGAAAGGTGATGCCTCGGCTGAGCAGATAGCCACATTGGAGGACATCTTTGAACTTAACCGCAATGCCGAAGCAATTGAGCAGATGCGTGAGGATGTAGAAACCTATGAAGAGGCCGTTCGTAAACAAGCCGCCCTTGCCGAGCAAGCACGTTTGAAAGAGCAGGCAGCAAGGGAACAGGAGAGCAAAGCCAAATCCATTAAGAACAAGCAGGATAATAGTAAGGTTAAACAAAATAAATCAAAACCCTGATTGTAATATGGCAACAGTAAAGATTAAGTTCCGACCATCAACGGTTGATGGAGGACAAGGCTCAATTTTCTATCAAGTAATCCATAATCGTGTAGCCCGTCAGCAAAAGACGGGCTACCGTCTCTACGGCTATGAGTGGAACAGCCACTCTTCAGAGGTAGTGTTACCCAAGTTCAACGAGAGCAGAAAACGCTATCTATCGGAGATTGGCGACAAAATCCGAATGGATGTCAAGCATTTCCAGAAGGTCATCGCTGATTTTGAACATAGCGGATGTGATTATACCGCTGATGATGTGATAGCGGAATTTGCATCGGACAACCCCGAAAATTTTCTCTTTCCATTTATGGAGGGCGTTATTGCCAATCTGAAAACATTGGGTAAGATACGCACATCGGAGACATACGCTGCGACCCTATGCAGTTTCAGACGCTTCCGAGAGGACAAGGATGTCCCATTGGATGATATGGATTCAGATATGATGATGGCATACGAGGCATATTTGAAGAATAACGGAGTGAGTCCAAACTCTTCATCATTCTATATGCGAAATCTCAGAGCAGTATATAATCGTGCCGTAGAGAAGGGACTTACCTCACAACGCTTCCCGTTCAAGCACGTCTATACGGGAGTGGATAAGACCGTCAAGCGAGCCGTACCTCTGAAAGTCATCAAGCGAATTAAGGAGATGGACTTCTCTATGAATCCGTCCTTTGACTTCGCCAGAGATATGTTCCTTATGAGCTTCTATACCCGAGGTATGTCATTCGTGGATATGGCATACCTGCGAAAAAAGGATTTGCAGAATGGTGTGCTTTCCTATCGCAGACGCAAGACCGGGCAACAACTGTTCATTAAATGGGAGAAATGTATGCAGGAGATTGTGGATAAGTACGATACTTCGCAATCCAATTACCTTTTGCCTATCATCAAGCCTTTCGGCGATATTGACGAGCGCAAGCAATATATCTATGCAGCCCATAATATCAACCGTTGCCTAAAAATCATCGGCAAGGAGTTGGGGTTATCCGTATCGCTCACTCTGTATGTTGCCCGTCACGCTTGGGCGAGCATCGCCAAGAGCAAGAATGTACCGCTCTCAGTAATCAGTGAGGGTATGGGACACGACTCGGAAGCCACCACACGCATCTATTTAGCATCATTAGACACCGTAGCCATTGACAAGGCGAACAGTATGATATTGAAATCTCTATAAGGAGGTATTGTTGAGCGAATGAGAAAATCTCTTGATAAGAGAAATGATTACCATTGCAAATTTACGAAGAATTATATAATCGTAACCAAAAAAGGAATTAAAAAAGCAGGTTGATTTTCATTTTGTTTTGCTCCACAAGTCTATTGTTGAGCAAATTCCAATGTGTCAACCTGCTAATAGACTCATTCATAGAATAGACCTACAATATGAATTGCTCTTATCAAGAGAGGTTTACTCTTTTGCTTCTTTATATAGAATTAAGAACTTGTAAACCTGACGATTGCCTACCCCAATTAAGTAACCCATAAAAATTGGCAACCAAAAATTGAAAGAGCAACGAGGAATTAGACACGAAACCAGAGAAAAGTATAGCGATGCAATTACCCTCTATGTAGAGACCGGTCTTTCCATAAAACAAATATGCGAGCAGACCGGGGTCGGCTTTTCCGCGTTCAGTTCTTACCTCTCCACTCATCACCGTGACCTAATCCTCAAACGACATAATCTTACAGAATTTAAGAATGTCAAACTTAGAGGAAAGAAAGGTCAAACTACTGCCGCCCATTACAAATACAAGGATGCCATTGCCGCTTGCGACAGTATGGAGTATATTGAATACAATATATCCCAGATAGCACGTATCTTCAACGTAGATTGTTCCTCTTTGGCAAGCCAACTTCGCAGACATTACCCCGATATCGTACCACGCAGAGAACAGGAACGCAGACGGATAGGAATAACCGTCAATCTGCAATATGGAGCACGCAAGTGGAGCAAGGAAGAGTATGCTACTGCCATTGAGATGTTGCAATCATCCGATAAAACCATTGAAGAGGTTGCAGAGGCTTGTAATGTATCCTACACGGGTTTGCGAGAACACATCTTAGCCTATTACCCACAAATTACCCGTAATAGGGAGGAGAAACGTATCCGTGCAACAGGTCAAAAGGTCAGAGGTATGCGTAACGGAAATTGGACTGTCTGTGAGCCAGACCGTGAAACTCTTGAAAAATATGAGAAAGCTATAGACCTGTATCGTACAACATCGAAGGATGTTAAGGATATAGTACGTATTGTTGGGGTAACTCTCGGTGGCTTCCGCTACCACTTGAGAACTTGGCATCCCGAACTGATGGTTCTTAGACGTGGCTTTGACGAAGGTATGGCATTGGAGCAAACCAAACGTTATAAAAAATCTTCTGCTGAGAAATATGCCAATGCAATCGAAAGATTACAGAATACCGATTTGCCAACGGCAAAGGTCGCAGCGGAATTTGGACTGAATCCCGAAACATTCAGGATGTATCTCAGGGAGCATCATCCCGAATTGGTTACAGCCCGTGGAATGATAAGGACATCTGACGGTAAGGTCGTTTCCAATCGTAGTGCAGAAAAGTATGCGGAGGCGCTACGCATCTATGCAACCACTTCCGAGTCCTTGAAATCCATTGCCAAACGGTTGGGACTTACCTATAATAGTGTAGGCGGTTTTATACGCCGTAACTATCCCGAAGCCATCGAAAAGCATAATTCGTTGCTTGCATCCAGTGAACAGATGTTTGCTGAAGGGATAGAAAAGTTGAAATCAGGGAACGCCACTATCCATGCCGTGATGGACGAGTGTGGCTACAATGAATATTTCAGAACTTACATAAAGAGCAAGTATCCCGAACTGCTTCATCGTAAGACGGAACGCAAGCAGATACTTAGGAAACAAAAGACGGCAGATAAATATGCGGCTGCTATCGAATGTCTGAAAAACGGCACAGATACGATGAAGGATATTGCTGAACGATTTGGACTTAACATCCATTCTTTCCGTAAATATCTCTATAAATATACTCCTGAAATTATAAAGTCAAGACACAATAAGCCGTAAGAGCCAAAAGAATAGGGCTGATGTTGAAGGTGCAGAGCAGAATAGATTGTTGAGCGAATGAAAGGTCTCTTTGGAAGAGAGAACTTATCTCTTTGGAAGAGAAATGATTACCGATGCAAAATTACACATTTTTCGGCAAATAGCACCAATTTACACTAAAAAATGTTATGCTCGATTCAGATTTTGTTTAGTGGCAATGTGGATTGTTGAGCAAATTATGTCGTGACTGTTCAAATAACCTACTCGTAATCAATAGCAGTATGTCGCATAAATCACTCTTCCAAAGAGAAGTGACCTATTATTCTGATTTATGCGCATTAAGAAATATTGTATAACACTGATTCTCTTGCTGTTTGGTGTAGGTATTGCGCATTCGCAAGAGAGACACACGGAAATCTGTATTGACTTCCGTGTGAACAGTACTGTCATAGACTCCGCCTATTCGGACAATGCCGCCCGTATGCAGGAGATGTTGGAGTTCCTACGAACTATACGCCAAGACAGTACAATCAACATCATTGAAGTATCCTTCTGCGGAGCAGCTTCTCCCGAAGGCAGTTATCAACTCAACCGCAAGTTGGCACAAGGTCGTCTCTCGGCACTTGAAAAGTTCATCCGCAGTGAGGTGGATATTCCCGACAGCCTTATTACCTATAATGACAGCTATATCCCGTGGGATTATCTCAAATCGCAGATTGAGGATTCGGGACTTATCCGTAAGGATGAAGTAATTGCCATCTTGGAGGAAGAAGCCCGATTGGTGGACTATCATCACCCGAATACGCATATCGACAACCGTGTCGTAAAATTGAGAGCATTGGACGGTGGTAAGGTATGGCAGCAGATGAACAATCTCTTCTTCGAGCAGATGAGAAATGCGTGTGCGGTATTCGTAACCTACAAGAAAGAGTTGCCACCCATACAAGTGCCTGTAATCGTGCCTGATACCATTAAGGTAGAGCCAATAGTTGAAGCCGTTGAAATTGTGCCCGACACAACGGCTATTATAGAAACGGTTATTCCCGAAGTGGAGGAATGGACACGCAAACTGCACGTCAAGACCAACGCCATAGGCTTGGGAATGGGCATTGCCAATGTCGCAGCGGAAATCGACTTGGCAAAGCACTGGTCGTTCACTTTGCCCGTCTATTATTCGGCTTGGGACTATTTCAAGACCACCATCAAGTTCAGAACATTCAGCGTACAGCCCGAGTTCCGCTATTGGCTGTCGGAAAACAACGATGGTTTCTTTGCAGGAGCACATTTCGGACTGGCTTATTACAATTTCGCCTTTGACGGTGATTACCGCTATCAGGACCACAATCGTGAAACACCCTCCATCGGTGGTGGTTTAAGTGTAGGCTATCGCTTGCCTATCAGCAGGAACAACCGCTGGTGGGTGGAGTTCTCACTCGGAGCAGGAGTATATTCAAATCACTACGACAAGTTCCACAATACTCCACGCACAAAAGACGGTCTGATGATAGAGAGCATCAAGAAGACCTATTGGGGTATCGACCAAGCAGCGGTATCGTTCTCCTATTCGTTTGACTTAAAGAAGAAAGGAGGCAAGCGATGAGAAAGATTCTATACCTTATTGTATGCTTGCCGATATTGTTTCTTTCGGCTTGTGATGTTCACGAATGGCCTGAAACGCCGGAGTTTGTAAAAATGCATCTTCGCCTCAATTATGAAACAGATATGACCGAATGGGAACATCTGTATGATGGGATATCGGTCATTGAGCAGGGATATGGCGAAACATACGACAATCATCGTGATTATGGAAAGATACGTTACATTGTCCGCACCTATCCCGTGTCGGAAAAGATGCGTACCACATCGGACTACACACAGGAGTTCGTATTCACGAAAGATATATCAGAGGGTTATGACCACGAAGTGACGCTCGACCTCTTGCCCGGCAGTTACAATGTGATGGTATGGTCGGATTTGGTGCAGACAAGCGGTGACAGCCATTTCCACAATGCCGACAACTTTGCGGAAATCAGACTACAAGGCGACCACAAGGGTAATAATGACTATCGGGATGCCTTCCGAGGCTCAAACAACATTTCCCTTGTAGCGGATATTATGGAGCATTTGCCCGATACATTGGATATTGCGATGCAGCGTCCTCTTGCCAAATTTGAGTTCGTAACAAACGATGTGGTGGAGTTTATAGACAAGGAATCTGTACGTGTCGCTTCGAAAGCCAACGGAAACAAGGCTGCATCAACAGATGATACCCAGACAAGAGCCGTAAACATCGAGGATTACAAGGTGGTGTTCTACTATGTAGGATTTATGCCCGATGCTTACAGTATGAATACCGACAAGCCTGTGGACTCCTCTACGGGAGTGATGTTTGAATCCACATTGAGAAAGCTCTCCGAATCGGAGGCAACGATGGGATTTGACTATGTGTTTGTGAACGGCAAGAAGTCGGCTGTAACCGTGCAGATAGGTATCTATGACAATGAGGGTACACAACTCTCCTTGACCGAGCCGATAGAGGTACCGCTCAAACGTAGCCACCATACCATAATGACAGGTATGTTCCTTATGTCGGAGGCTTCGGGAGGTGTAACCATCAATCCCGACTTTGACGGAGACCATAACCTTATTTTCCCATAACAGATAGACATAATGAAGAATCTACTACATAACATACAGATATTGGCGATGCTTGCCTTGACTATGATAGGCATACAATCCTGTTCGGATGAATTGCACGATGTGGGCGATGTTCAGGTGAGTTTCACAGCCACACTTCCAACTGACACCCGTACCCGTTCATTCGGTAAGGCGGAGCAAGTGAATACCCTTGTGGTCGGCATATTCAAAAAGGGTGTTGCCGATGTGCATACCAACAGCGGTGGCAGTTGGAACTATTATGAAATAGACCGCCAATCGTTCCCGATAAACGGCACTTCGGTTAATGTGCAGCTAACATTGGCTCAGGAACAGATATATAGTTTTGTCTTTTGGGCGTATGATAACAATCAGAACATCTACAATATAGATGATCTGACTGCCATTGAAATGAATACTCTGCCCAATCCGATTACATTCTCTGAGGCAGAAGCCACAGACGCTTTTTTTGCCACGATGGAAGATATTACCATTACAGGAGATTGCAGTTACCCTGTTGAACTTGTCCGCCCGTTGGCTCAAATCAATGTGGGTACTACAGGAACACCGATGCAAGCTACATTTACTGCAAGTGGTGCTCCCAAGACATTCCACCCATTCACCAATACCGTAAGTGGAGCAGCCGAATTTACTTGGAATATCAACGAGACCACAACTGAGACATTCTCGGCTGATGGTACGGAATATAACTACCTCGCTATGGGCTATGTATTTGCTCCGACCACAGCCACAAATATTTCTGCCAAATTGACTTTGACTGATGGCAATAACAGCAAAATGGTGGAATTTCCACAGGTAGAGATAGAGGCAAACCAAAGAAGCAACATCGCAGGAAATTTCACACCAGCAGAATAAGAGATTTTCAATATAAGTATAACCCTAATAACGAGTTAAAAGCCGAACAGAAAAGAACAAACAAGCTAACACCGCAAAGGTGAGGAACAGTTCCGAGACCTTTACCCTGCATCAGCAGGAAACGACAGATTGATGATAATACTCGGTTCTGCCTATGCAGAACAGCCCTCGACAATGAGTGCGACATTCACAAGGGATGTGGCAAGCATTAAGAAACAAGAAAATCAAAATAACTATTTGTATAACAATTAAATTTTTCAAAGATGAACAAGAAATTATTCTTAGGTATGTTCGCGACAGCAGGTATGTTGCTCGCAACATCGTGTTCGAATGACGAACTGGATGTAGTTCAGTCAGGAAATGAGGCGCAGGTGACGTTCTCGCTTGCAGCCGAAGGTGGTATCGCTACCCGTGCTATCAGTGATGGTACAGGTGCAGATTTATTGTACTATGCTATCTTCGATGCAGACGGAAAATTGATTACAACTATTGCAGGCTCTACAAACGGCTTGTTGACAAAGCCAAAAGCTTTTCCTAATGGAAGTAAGCAAGATGCAGTAGAAGTGACATTGGCAAAGGGACAGGAGTACACAGCCGTATTTTGGGCACAAGATGCAAGCTGCAATGCTTACACAGTTACTGCAGAACCTGACGGACTAAAAGTTGCCGTAGATTATGAGGGTGACAATAACGATGAGACTCGTGACGCATTCTTCAAGGCTGAAACTTTCAAGGTAACAGGCAATACAGAAATTGATGTTGTATTGAAGCGTCCTTTTGCTCAAATCAATGTGGGTGTAACAGAAGCTGATTGGAAAGCAGCAGTAGAATCAGGTATAGAAATTACCGCGTCAAAGGTTGTCATCAAGAATGCTGCTACTTCTATCAACTTGCTCGATGGTACTGTAAAAGGCGAACAGGCAGTTGAATATGATTTTGCAGCAATCCCTACAGACCCTGCAATTTTGGAAGTTGATGTGGATAGAGATGGTACTATTCAGGAAAACGAGAAGTACAAGTATCTTTCTATGAGCTATATTTTGACTGATAACGATGAAAAGAGAACTACTTTGGAAGCAGATGGTCTGCAGTTTACATTTAAGTCAGGTGGTGAAGACATCGTTTTCGATGAAGGTTTACATGCAGTTCCCGTACAACGTAATTGGAGAACAAATATTCTTGGTAAACTTCTGACGGGCGATATTCAATTCAATATTGTTATTGATGAAAGATTCGATGATGATTATAATTATCCTGAATTTGAAGAGGTTACAAATGGAGTTAAATATGATGCAGCGACCAAGACCTATTATCTCTACTCAGTAGATGGTCTTAACTGGTTATCAACAGAAAGTAATACCAATAGCAACCAATTCTCTGGTTATACAGTGAAATTGACTTCTGATGTTGATATGAAAAATGTTGCTTGGACTCCTATCGGTACAACCAAAACATTCATGGGAACTTTCGATGGTGGTAATAAGACAATAAGTAATTTGACTGTAAAGGTTACTGATGATGAAAATTCTGCTGGCTTGTTTGGTAATGTAATTGGTAACATTAAGAATGTAAAATTGTCTAATGTTAATATATCTGGACATTACAAAGCAGGTGCAGTCGTAGGTTCTATCTATGGTAATATTGAGAATTGTCATGTAGATGGTGGTAAGATTCTCTCAACTCCTAACAGCCAGAAAAATAATGCTAATAACGTTGGTGGTATCGTTGGATATGTTTCTGAGAATAGCAAAACGGGCTATTCTGTTACAAACTGTACTGTAAACAACCTTGATATAACAGCCTACAGAAGTGTTGGTGGTATAGCAGGACGCTTAATGACTGGTGCTAAAGTTGAAAACTGCGTAGTTAATAATACTAATGTAATTGCAGATATGATTGCTGAATATGCAGATACAGGTAAGGAATCAGCTGCTGGTGCAGTTGTGGGTGATAACAGACCAAACGCAGATCTTTCTTCAAATACTACTAACAATGTAACTGTAAATGTTTATACTGTAGAAAATAATATTGCAACAGTAGGTACTGCTAATGGCGTAAATTATGCTCTTAGTCAAGGATATACAACTGTATTTGCTGAAGATGTAGCCGCTCCTCTTGCAAATAGTGCTATTTATGGAACACCTGTTGCTGTAGTTATGAAAGAAGGTGGTGTTCTTGATGGCAATGGATTCTCTTTGGATATTGAAAATCCTCAATACAATGGTTATGCTGTTGAAACATATGGAGGTACAATCAAGAATTTAACAATTGACACCCCTGTCGGTCGTGGTATTGTTATTTCATCGCCTAAACAAGATATTTATATTGATAATGTAGTTGTTGATGGTCCTGGTTATGCAATCAATACTACTGAGCATAATGGGAAGAATCTGATAGTGACAAACTCTACAGTGAAAGGGTGGACAAGTCTTGCAGGTCTTGATGCCGTTTCATTCACAAAATGTAATTTTGGAGAGAACTCATCTAAATATTGGCAAAACAATGGCTATGACCAAGACTATGACCGTCTTATCCGCCCATATGTTTCTACAACTTTTACTGAATGTGTATTTGAAAAAGGTTACTATTTAGACTTATCAGCTCTTGCTGCAAATGCAAAGATTACACTTAAAGATTGCGTATGTGGTGAGGTAGAAATCACAGCAGAAAATTATAATACATATATAAGTGTTGAGCTTCCAGCTAACAGAACATTGACAGACTGTGTGGCTTTTGAATAATGAGGCACAATAGAGAAGATTAAGAAACTCTATCATTTCCTTGATAGATATTTACATATAAGACGATTGAGACCTGCCGTTCGTGAGAATAGCAGGTCTCATTCATATATTAGCATAGCTCTTTAGATGAGATATGACGCCCGATGCTTCCAAATGATAGCAGTATGCTAATTTCACTCTCTTTTCGCTGGCATAGACTCTCCAACACCTTTTGCCTTATCCTGCTCGCTTCATAGGTGTTCAATCTAAACGCAAGTGTAATGACCACTTCAAGGTTGTAGAATGTTGCCCAACTTTTAGGTGTAGCCAAATCACATCGTTGGGTGCTTACAGAACAAAGTGTTCCACTCTTGTATATTGCTTTTATGGCAGCTCGGAGTGTCGGGGCTATCACCCCGTACAACTCCACCAATTCCATTTCGGACATCCAAACATTACCGCTTGGAATATTTACCTTGCCATTTTCGCTGATTGTTATAATTGCTCGTTCCATAGTTACATTGCTATTGAGATTTCACTAAACGATTGATTAAGTCGGTTGCCGAACATAGTCAAATCCTTGTCGATTTTCTCGGTGGTAATCTTGGCATACTTCTGTGTTGTGGTAATGTTCGTATGCCCCAACACTCGACTTACACTCTCAATAGGAACACCCTTGCTGAGAGCCAATGTCGCGAACCCATGGCGAGTGCAGTGGAAGGAAATATCCTTTGAGATACCGCACTCTTTTATCATCTTTTTCAGTGGTTTACAGATGTTCCAATAGTTCAGATTAGGGAATACCAATTTATTCTCTTGGAATCTCTCGTAACGCTTGATTATCTGCAATGGAATATCCAACAACTTCACTTGGAAATTGACCTTTGTTTTGTGTCTCTTGGATAGGATCCACTTCTCTCCATTTATCTCTATAATATCATCGGTGGTCAGTTCCTTAATATCCACGAATGACAAGGCGGTGAAACTTGCGAATACGAACAAGTCTCGGATATAAGCCAACTTCTTATCCGCAAACTCATGTGTCATTACAGCCTTGATTTCATCTTCGGTCAAGTATTGACGCTCCTTGATATTCTGATTAACCCGATACTGAGCAAATGGATTTCTTGGTGTCAGTCCATTGTAATGAGCCTTAGAAACAATTGTCTTTAACCACATACAATGCGACCACACACTGCCATTGTGTAGTCCTGCATCGGTGGAGAGATAGATTTCATACTCCTTTATAAAGTCGGGAGTAAGTTCAAGCATAGAAAAATCACTGCGCTTATAGCACTTCTTGATGAATGCTGCTAAATGATTTCGTGACCTTACACGCACCTTGTAGGAACTTGCTGCACGGTCTATGCCGATACGCTTCTTGAAACTCTCGTTGTCCTTATCAAATGCACCGAGCAGTGTTTCGTACTCCGTTCCAATACCCTGATAGGCATTGCGTACCATTTCGGCAGTAACATAGGCTTCTCTATCCGAAATGCGCTGATAATGCTTGATTATTTGAGCCTTGATGTTATCCAAAGCCAAATTGATGTCCCGTGCCTCCTTGCTCTTACCTTTTGCCCGATTGCCTTTGGCATCCCACATTGTTTTTACAATGGTCAGTTTGCAGCTGAATTGAGCCACCGAGCCATTGATTGTAACTCGTCCCATAATGGGGACAATACCGTTTTTCTCCTTGCTTCCGTTCACATAGAACAGCACCTTAAATGTACTTCGCATAATCCAATTCTTTTTGGTTACAAAATTAGTTATCAGCGAGTTGTACACCGTTATGCAGAATATGGCAGAGAGTAGAAATAGACTCCAACGACCTATAAACTCCCCTCGTTATCGGGTAATGATTTGAAAACCGTCCGCCCTCATTACCTTTCATTTCCTTGCACTTTTGCATCGGCGAGGCTTTCATCATAAGTCCTCATAAGTCATTGAACACCAGTGCTGCCATCATTATTTCCCCTCATTCGTTAGATTTTTCCAGAGATATTGAGTAAACTTGAAAAAATAGGAATCACAAGATCATTTATAATGCCTTCTTTGGATAGTTTGTGTAAGGATATTGTCGATATTCATGATTTAAGGTATCCGTACGCAATAAAATAAGACTAGGTATATTCAATATGCAATCAAGATTAAGAGTTCTTCAAGTCTTAAAATTATTCTTATATTGTTTGTTAGATAGAGACATCGATTATAACTAATCTACGTAAAATTTCTACTGACAATCCTTGTTAGTGCTTTGTGAATACCCGGAAACTGCTTTGTGGCGGTTATCGGGTATTTTATTGCCAACCAATTAATACCAAAATATCATGAGCTTAAACGAATTAAGAAATAAAGCCTACCGTAACGCAGTAACGCACGGTTTCCATGATAAGGAACTGAGTAATGAACACTGCTTTTGCCTTATCATCAGCGAGCTTATGGAAGCAGTGGAAGCGGACCGAAAAGGGAAACATGCCGACAGGGAATCTTTCAAGTCTTCTTATGAGGATGAAGAACCGCACGATGATGTCAATTTCAAGTATTGTTTTGAAAAATATATCAAAGGAACGGTGGAGGAAGAATTAGCTGATGTTGTGATACGCTGTCTTGACCTTGCTGGGCTGCGCGGCTGGGATTTGCAAGATACGTTGGATAATGTGGATGAACTCAATGACGTTTCAGACTTTTTCCAAGAACACACATTTGTAGAGATAGTTTTTGATATTTGCACCGGAACAATTATATCCGAATCTACAAGGTCGGTTAAAGGAGTGATTCTTGATGTATGGCAATACTGTCTTTGGAAAGGAATAGATATTGAGTGGTTCATTGAACAGAAGATGAGATACAATGAATTAAGACCTATGTTGAACGGGAAAAAGTATTGAATATGAAAACAATATTATTTACAATTATATGTATTATCGCCCTATTATGGGTTGGAGATCTCACAATTACATTTAAGCCGTTTTCTATATCACTTCCCGGTTGGTATAAGCCTGTAGGTATCCTTCTATTTTTTCTGTCAATGGCGGTATATATCACAGGGGATTATACCAAAGGGTATAAACAAGGTTTCGATGATGGAGTAAAGGAATGTATTGAAATACTTAAAAAGAAAAATCCATGAGCAAACTATATAAAGTAATCATTTTCGGGGAATCATTCTTAATCGGGTGGTTCCCTTTTTCTTCACACTGGTACAACAAGCTAAAGATAATCAAATGATAGTACGTCATTTTATAAGAGTTCCGGTTGGAAGTACTGTCTATTGCGACAATCAGCCGGTTAAAATACTGGAGAAAGGATATGCCCTTGCTCTATGTGATGTCAATGGGAAACGGGTATATATCACCTGCTATGATTTGGAAAAGAAACCATTCGTCAGCACGAATGGGGGAGAATGAAAAAGAGCCAACCCACGCACGACCATGAATCAGCTCTTCCTTACACGATTATGATGCAAATATACTATTTACTTTTAAAATAATCGTGTTATGGAACTGGATTTTAACAAAATAATTCGTCTTAAAAAGATTCGTATTGAGAAGTCTGAACTTTCGGAAGAAGAAAACGCTTTGACTGAACCGGTTTTAAAAGACAAGAGCCTTATCCATGAAATCTATAAAATATTTGTTGAAGTGCTGAATGAAAGAGGATGTCCCCCAAACATTGATAGTGTTACCCAGCGGAAGAAGTTCATCTTCATTATCCTGTACCTGTTTTCTCCAAGTTCGCTTGCCGGTGGGAAAATGACAGCTGGGTTACGCGAAGAGATGTCAAGGGTACTTGGGGTTCAGTCCAAGAGTACAATTTCCGACAACTGCGCAGATGTCGTGTTTCTCTATCAGAATTATGGGGATTTCAGCGGGGATATAGAGTATCTTTATACCGAAATCGTAAATCGGTTAAGAATTAAAGGGCTAATCAATTAGTTGTGACTTGCTTTCATTTTAGTAGATTTGTATGGTTGCAATAAAGCCGGAGTTTAGTGCTCCGGCTCTAATAATTTATATATTCGAGTTCTACATTTGTTTTCAAAAATAGCGCGGTCTTTTATATATGAAGAATACAAATTTGTAGTTTTTTCGCGAGCGTTAGTATATATTTCCTGTCTTTCTTGAAAAACTTTTTTCATTATATCTCTCTTGGCTGTTGTATTTTCGTATACCTCTTTTCTTCTTAACTCAATTTCTATATTTTTTATCATTATTTCCCCATAGGCTTTTTGTATTATATATATTTGATTTACAGTGTATTTTATTAAATTTATAGCTTCTATTTTAAGTTCATCATCTTCTATGTAAAGATTAAAAAGAGCTTGAGCGCATTTCAGGGCATAATGAGCATTGTCCATATTCTCCATTTCTCGTTCTATAGCTTTATTATCGGTAATTTTCGTAGGAGTTTTAAATATAGAGCTTTCCAAATTATACAAACTTTTTACAAATTCTATGATTGCGTTTCTTTCTTCTGAAATGATTCCATATTGTACATTTGTGAATAATGTTAATTTAGCTTTCAATTTTTCTGTTTCAATAGTAAAGGTATTTTTTACAGATTCAATTTCTTTAGTGATTTCTCCTATATCTTCTTTAGTGGCAAGATTTTTTCCTTTTTCAGTTTCATAAGATTTCTGTTTGGCTATGTATCTCCAAAATAAAAATTGGGTTAATCCTATAGCGAAAGTACAAATACTAATAAGTGAATTTGTATCTATCCAATCCATACCTATTCTCCTTTCTCTATTCTAATTTTCTCTACAATTTGTTCCAGTTCTTCTATGGTACTGGCTTTATAGAAGTCTCCTTTGTGCTGGATAAGGGCAGTGAGTTCGTTATCTTCTCCTTTATAAGTGGAAGAGTTATTTGTTTCGTCTCGGAAGAAGTCAACTATATTGCAATCAATGGCATCGGCTATCTCTTTCAACTTTTTGTAGGTGGGATTTCCTTGTAAGGTAAGAGTAAGAGTTACTCTATTTACACCCATCTTTTTTGCTACATCCTGAATGGTGTAGCCCTTTTCTTTAATGATGCTTTTTATATCCATTTCAAATGTATATTATAATAAACGGAACAAATATAATATGATAAAATCAATAATGCAATAAAAGTAGCTATTTATTGCATCAAGAAGATTGATTTATTAATAAATATGTAATTGTATACCCTTACAATTATATGTTTGCTAATGTTTATTAAATAGCTACATTTTTATCTTTGTTCTATTTGAAGTGTAGTTATAAACCCATACATTTGCATCATCAGAAGCAAAGTAATAACAATTAAAAGATATACGATAATGAAAGCAACAGATATTAAAATGTACATCAGTACATTGTCTATTATCAAAAAAGGTCAAGAAATTGAATGTGGCGACTTTTTAGGTGGTAGAAAGGTAAATGCCAGTCAAGAAGATGCCTTGAATAGCATGAAAAATGCTGTATATATGTATTTGTTTGCATCTATCATGAAGAAGGATAAGGTTACAAAACAATGGCATTCACAATAACCGCTTGCAATTCTGCTGTTTATGATAACAGCATGAAGACAGAGGTTGTATGTAAGGTTGGTTATAAAGAAATGATACAGCTTATCAAAGATGGGTATAGAAGTCCACTATTTGATACTCGCAAGCTGAAATTATTGGTAGATATGAGACTTAAAGAGCTAAAGATAGCATAATAACCAGCAGGGCGAAAGCCCTGCGCAATATAGAAGAACATGAAAGAAAATACATTTTTAAAAGCAGTTATAGAAAAACCGTTATTGAATAATGAACCAGAGGTTTTACACCTTTTCGTTCAAATTATCAATGAAATCACTTCTTGTATGTCAGAAGACGAGTTAAAGGGCTGTATGAACTCTTTAACAGTACAATACCCTTACTTTAAACTGTTTTTCGATTATGGTTTCAGACATAATCACATGTGGGTGAAAGAATCAGGTTCTTTGGAAAGATTGATATTGGTTGAGTTCTAATCCGGTAACTTTCGAGCTACCACAATATACACGATTATGAAAGCAGATTTAGTTTTAGTTATCAGCCCTGAAGCCCCACTGATGAAGCAATTGGGCAAAGTATTAGGTAGGTTGTGCTCTATGTGTGACTTTTCTACCATAGAAAGAGGCGAAAAGTATGTCACGATACGGCATGATGAAACAGGGCTTGTGGTGGCTTATACGAGTGAAAAAAGATTGAATGTGAAACATTAAATATTGATTATTATGGGTGAAATAGCAGATAGTTTGATAAGCGGTGAATTTGATTTTATCACCGGTGAGTATTTAGGTGAAGCGGTTGGTTATCCAAGAACGCACGCTTATGACAGACATGAATACATGCCACCAGTTGAAAAGAAGCCTACCAGCAAGGCAAATGTCTGTATAACTAACATGTGTAAGGACAGAGGTTTCAGTAACCGTGAAAAGATTGAATTAGTAGCCAAATTCTTGTATAGCAAAGGTTACAAACAATTGCCTAACCTATTCCATCAGTATAAAATCATTCACAGCCAGTACAAGAATAATTTTAGAAAGTTTTTGGTTGAACAAGTAAAGCAAAGAAAGGATGAATAATATATTCACAATATGCTATTCAGAAGAAGAAGCAAATGAAATAGGCCACTTCATTTTGAGTAGAGGATACGAGGGTATTCAAAATGATAGCTATAGATATTGCCGTGAAGCGATTTGGTGGGCTTTCAAACAAGCTAAAAGGCATCATTCAAATTGCATCTACGTTGGCGTTGCAGGTTGCCAAATGACTGTATCAAAATCAAAGCGAGGTCTTAGACGAAACGGTCTTAAATACATAGAGAAAAGGCGAATGTTTTACAAATTACTAAGTAAGTATTGATAAATAATTATGAACTCAATTAACGACGAAAGAGGTTGCAGCGTATGCCAACCCGGCAAAGAGAATTACACCACCTACAACACCAGGTTGAGAGGTAAAAGAGTGAGAATGTACCAGTACGATTATCGTACTGAAAGTGGTGAACTTTTTTCTTGTTGTGCACCTACCTTAGAGGCGTGTAGAGAAAGACGGGATAAATGGCTTAGTTCACGACAATAAACCGATTGTCGTGTATAACGATTGAAGATATTTCGTTATCTTTGGTTGTGGTAGTACCTTTGGGGTACAACCTTTTATGGTATAATTTTTTATAACGATATAGTAATATGAAGATTAGTTATAATGGGCAAGAGATAGAAGCGTATTCGCTTGTAATGACAAAAGAAAATGCCTTGGCTATTTTAAATGGCAAAAAAGACATAGAAACACGTATGCTTAGTACAAAATACGAAAAAATGTTCACGGATTTTGCGCAAGTTGACGAGAATGAGAAATTAAGAAAATCGGGGCATGAAGATGAATGCAAGCCTGTCTTAAGAACTGATATAGAGGCTATCCATTTTTATAGTACTGGTGCACCATGGACACTTGATGTTGCCATTGATGAAATTGGTATAGGTGAAGTAACAGAAGAAGGTATAAAATTCATGCACGATGAATTTGATTTTCACGATTTTGATGAACAATTAAAAGAGTTCAAGAAGAATCCACCGAAAGAGCTACCATTATTTTACTATTTACATATTTGTGAAATCATAAGTCATTCAGGTTTGAAATAATATAAGCCATTTCGGTGGCTTTGTTTGTTGGTAAAAAGATTGTTTAATTAAAAAATTAAGATTATGCCAGAAACGTATGCAACGGATGCAAGTGGTCGAAAGTATCGTACTCGAAAAGATTATGAAGCAGGTCGTTTTCAGTCTACCGGTAGAAATGCAGCTCAAAGAGCAAGAATTAACCGCCGTATAGGAGGCAGAGTTGTCTAATGAAGAAAGCGATAGATATAATTAAAGCTGTCGCAAAGAAGACTGACAGGGTTATATTGTTTCACTCGGCATCGGGCAAGGACAGTATAGCCCTTTTAGACCTAATATCACCTTATTTCAAAGAGATCGTTTGCGTCTATATGTATGTCGTTAAAGACTTATCTCACATTAATCGGTATATAAATTACGCTTGTAAGAAGTACCCTAATATGAAATATATTCAAATTCCGCACTTTGCTCTTTATTCATACAGGCGCATTGGATATATGGGATGTGTCAAAAATGAGAAGCAAAAGTTGTACAATATGGCTCAACTTACCGATATAGTAAGGGAGAAATATAATATTGAATGGGCTTTCTTTGGTTTCAAGCAATCTGATTCGATGAATCGACGTTTAATGTTACGCACATACGATATGAATGGAATCAATGAAGCACAAAAGAAGTGCTATCCATTATCGGAATATCGGAATAAAGATGTATTGGAGTACATTAGTCGAAAAAGTCTAATCAACCCCGAATCATACGGAGGGAAACATCAGTCATCTGGTACTGACATAACGGATATTAATTACTTGTTATTTCTTCGTTATAAATATCCATGTGATTTAAAAAAAGTTATAAATGAATATCCATTGGTAGAACGGAAATTGTTTGAATATGACTATGAAAGAATTAAAACAAAGTGAAACAAGGGTTATAAAACGCTTCCAAATAAACCTTAATCCGATTAATCCTAAAAGGCATTCGGACGAGAAGGTAAAACTGCAAAAGAAAAATTTGCAGAAAGTTGGTTTTCTTGGTGGTATTGTATGGAATGAGAAATCAGGAAATCTGATTGACGGGCATCGGAGAATTAAAGCAATGGATTTGTATTACAAATATGATGGTACTCCAAGCACTGATTATGACGTAAAGGTAGAGGTTGTGAATTTAGATGATAAAGTTGAAAAGGAACAGCTTACATATATGGCAGTAGGGAATACAAAACCTGATATAGACCTTATAGCTGGTTATATCTCTGATATAGATTATACGGATGTTGGATTGGATATTGGAGAACTCAACGATATTCTTTCTATAAATACAGCTATTCCTCCTTTGTCTGATTCTTTGGATGATTTATTATCCTCTGTATCATCGTTTGATGAAATAGAAACTCAACCTACGGATGAAAAAACATACGAGGAGAAAAAAGAACACATGAAAGCTGTTAAGCAGCAAGTAAGAGATTCGGCAATAGAAAGACAACAAAACGAGGAGGCGTATATAATGCTGTCGTTTTCTTCTTATGAAGCTAAGGAAGATTTTTGCGATTTGCTTGGTATTAGTACAGATGACAAGTTCGCTAAAGGAGAAGATGTATTGAAAATGATTAAGTGACGAAAGTAACAGATACGTGCGCCCGTGTGCAAGAATATGGGAAAGAAACCAAAAATAGAAGATTTTAGGAAGATTCTCCGTAAATCCGGTGGGAATCTGACTAAGGTGGCCGCTATTTTCAAAGTGGCTCGGAAAACTATATACCAATGGGCGAAAGACGATGTGGAGTTTAAGGATGCTATATCGGATGAGCGTGGGGCTTTAGTTGACGAATGCTTGGTTTCTGCCCGTGTCCTAGCATTGGGTATTCCCGAAAAGGATGAAAAAGGAAATTTTATTGGTTGGCGTGAACGTCCAGATGGTTATATGATTCGTTATTTGCTTTCTACATTAGGAAGAAAAGAAGGGTTTGGTGAAGAGTCAGAAGACGCTGATATTCCAACAGACATAGAGCATGGCATCAACATTGATTCTTGGATTAAAGACAAGCTGAAATGATAGTACCTCAAGAAATATATCATCCATTGTACGAGGATAAGGAAAAGTTCATAATTCTTATCACCGGTGGGCGTGGCTCAGGTAAGTCTTTCAATGCTTCCACCTTCATTGAGCGGTTGACCTTTGAAATGACTCCCGTAGAGAAAATTGTTCATCAGATTCTTTACACCCGTTACACGATGGTTTCTGCCGGTATGTCTATCATCCCCGAAATGATGGAGAAGATAGAGCTGGACGGTACCACGAAATATTTCAAGACCACAAAGACGGACATAGTCAATAAGATGACTAAGAGCCGTATTATGTTCCGGGGTATCAAGACTTCTTCAGGAAATCAGACAGCAAAACTGAAATCCATTCAAGGCATTACGACTTTCGTCTGCGATGAAGCGGAAGAATGGACAAGCGAAGATGAGTTCGATAAAATAATGCTCTCCATTCGCAAGAAGGGTATTCAGAACCGGATTATCATTATAATGAACCCATGCGATTCCAATCACTTCATTTACAAGAAGTACATTGAGAAAACTCACAAGCTGGTAGAGATTGACGGTGTGCAGGTTCAGATTTCCACTCATCCGAATGTGCTCCATATCCATACTACGTATTTTGATAACTTGGATAACCTTTCTCCTGAGTTCCTGAAAGAGGTGGAAGATATGAAGGTGAGTAATCCTGAAAAGTATGCTCATGTGGTTATCGGCCGTTGGGCAGACGTGGCGGAAGGTGCTGTGTTCAAGAAGTGGGGAATTGTTGACGAGTTCCCGGCTTGGGCAAAGAAAGTTGCTTTCGGGCAAGACTTCGGTTATACGCATGACCCGTCTGCTTCCATTCGTTGTGGTATCGTTGATAACGCCCTTTACTTGGATGAAGTGGATTACCGTACTGGATTGCTTTCTTCTGACATCATCAAGACTCTTCGCCCATGGGGTTTGAAAGTCATAGCTGATAGTGCTGACCCTCGATTGATTCAAGAGATACACAACGGAGGAATCAAGATATATGCCGTAGAGAAAGGTGCAGGCTCTATCAATGCCGGAATTGACAAAATGAAAGATATGGAGATTTATATAACCAAACGCTCATACAACTTGCAAAGCGAGTTCAGAAAGTATGTTTGGGCAAAGGATAAGGACGGGAACTATATCAACGAACCGGAAGACCATGACAATCACGGAATAGATGCTGTACGTTACTATGTATTGGGTGAGCTTCTTGGTAAAATTCAGAAGCCGAAAGATTTAACAGGAATATTCACGCATTAAAAATATAAACTATGCCATTGAATTTAGAAGAAATATTAGCATTGCCTGACATCGGGCAGAAGATAAACTACCTGAAGAAAGGTAGGAAGACTGAACTTCCCGACCGTTGCAAACTTTGGGATGATTGGAATTCGGAACGACATGAAATCATGGTTGACAAAAAGAAGTATCCGGACAGAAAGGTTCTTGAAAAAGAAGCTGAGAAACACTTCGATGAAAAAACTGGTAAGACTTATGAAATCGAAGCAAAGTATAAGACTGAACCGGTGAACCGTATCTCCATTCCATTGGAACAAGATATAGTGAACATTCAAACAGCTTTCACGGTCGGCACAGAACCGTCTATGGATTGCACTCCGACTGATGATGATGAAAAGAAGCTGCTGGATGCGGTCAAAGCTGTATTCAAGTCCAACAAAATCAAATATCAGAACAAGAAGATTGTCCGTGCCTGGCTTTCCGAACAAGAAGCGGCAGAATATTGGTATGTTACCGATGATGATTCGTTTTGGGCGAAGTTCTGGAAGAAAGTTAAGACTTCCTTCGGGGGGAAGGTAAAGCCCACCAAGAAACTGAAAAGCGTGTTATGGTCTCCATTCAGAGGTGATAAGCTATACCCGTTCTTCAACGACGAAGGTAAAATGATTGCTTTCTCACGTGAGTACAAGAAGAAGCTCATGGATGATTCGGAGGTCATCTGCTTTATGACTATCACGGACAAAATGGTTTATCAATGGGATTTGTCTAAAGGGTATGAAGAAAGAACGCCTTTTGCTCATGGATTCCCAAAACTACCGGTTCTCTATGCTTATCGTCCAGAACCTTATTGCAAGAAGATAAAGACATTCCGTGTCCGGCTGGAAAAACTGTTATCCAATTATGCTGATTGCATCGATTATCATTTCTTCCCATTGCTGAAGCTAATTGGAGATGTAGAGGGTTTCATGGGTAAGGTTAAGGATAGAATGGTCAAACTTACAGGTGAAGGTGCGGATGCCCAGTATCTGACGTGGAACCAAGCAAATGATACCGTAAAATTTGAGGTAGAAACCCTCTTTGAGAAAGCATATTCTATGACGAATACACCACAAATCAGTTTTGAAATGTTGAGTGGTGCTGGAAATGCTTTGTCGGGAGTGGCTTTCGATTACGTGTTTCTTTCGACACATTTGCAAGTTCAAAATCATGCCGAGGTGATAGGTGAGTTCTTGCAAAGGCGTGTGAACTTCATAGTCTCTGCTTTAGGTTCTATAAATCCATCTGAATTTAACAAAGCATCTGAAACGATAGATATTAGTACAGAAGTTGTTCCGTATCGCCTTGACAATTTAGAAGATAAAGTTAATGTAGCTGTAAAAGCTGTGTCAGGTGGTGTATGGTCGCAACGACATGGGGTAATGTTTGCTGGAAATATTGACCGCATCGAAGAAGAAATTTCAGAAATAAAAGAAGAACAAGAAGAAAAGAGAAAAGCTGAAATGCAGAAACAAGCCATAAAGAGAGGGGAGTGAAATCACTCCTCTTTGTAGCTCCATTGATAGCCCTTGTGCTTCTTTATTTTCCCATTACAACACATTGAAATGCCCGAATGGTGCGCACCAGTTGTGCGTGCCGCTTCATTCAAACTATCAAATGAATTTATAATTTTGCCGTCTTTTAATTGTAGAACAGCTCGTGAATTATGGTGGTTTTTGCCAGTCTTTTGCTTTCTACCAAGAACCCTATATGCGTGTAGTAAGTTTTCACCATCAGTAACCCATTCAAGATTGGCAACGCAATTATTGGTTTTATCACCGTCTATGTGGTTTACTTGTGGTAGGTTTTGCGGGTTAGTTATAAAAGCATTTGCGACCAAGCGATGAACTTTAAATATACGCTTTCTGCACCATACATTCAAATACCCCTTTTTGCTTTTTATGGGTATTAAAATGCGTCCATCTCTAAACCAATATCCTTTACCGTTCCAGCATTTCTTTGGCAAGGATTTTACCCTACCTAAATTTGATACTTGATAATCGCCTTCGTACCCTTCAATGTCTTTCCAAATTTCATCCATATTCTTTTGCTTTAAAGTTAAATAAATAAAAGGCTGCCTTTAAAGTCGCGCGAAGACTGCCTTTGGATAATCGTGTTATGCTCTATCGGGTATCAGACTATATACACCGTTTACGGCACTTTCGCCAATCATCTTACTGATAGCATCCATACACTCATAGATACCATGATTGAAAGTATTACCTTCTTCAATGTATTCTCTACCGCTTTCTTTAGCTATGATAGTTGTTTGTTCATCAAAGACTACACTTGCCTCTCTCAACTTGATTAACGCGTTCATTAGGTCTAAATTAACCTTGATTTCATTTGTTGCCATAATTATGCGATTTTAATAAGGTTACACTTTTTGAAACAACGCCACTCTTCTTTTTCAGTGTCAAAGTACACTTGGCAATTATCAGCCGTTTTCTTAGTACCTTTTGTTTCTGGTACTCTGTTTTCCAAGAGAGTGCCAAAGGCTTGACGTAACGTGCCATCGGTTTTCTTGAAGTAGAACCTATCTCCACTTTCAAAGCTGCTTTGAGCTTTAAATTAGCCCATGCGCATTTTAATGCCTCACTCATTGAATAACCGTTCTTGCGAACAAAAGACCATGCCATTTGCATCACCTCTTTCATCTGACTTCTAAATTTTGTGCTCATACTACTTATATTTTATGTGTTATATAATATATTCTATTTTTATATGTGCAAATATAGACTGTATTATATAATTAGCAATAATATCACTGTTAATAAAATGCAATATGATATATTTTTATAGATTGAAATTAGATTATAATATATAATGTGTATATTTGTATCTGAAATCAAACTTATAATATATTATATATGGATTTACGAGTGAAGGAAGTATGTAAAGAGAAAGGAGTAACTCTTGCAGAGGTAGCATCTAAAATAGGTGTGGCTCAAGCAAGCCTTTCTAAAATGTTGGGAGGTAACCCTACTATTGGTACATTGGAAAAGATTGCTGATGCTTTGGGTGTTCCGGTAACTGAACTATTTGAGAAGTCAAACACCGGAGATATAGTAGGCTTCGTGAAGGTAGGAGATACCGTGCATGAAGTAAAGTCTGCGGAGGATGTGAAGAATTTAGCTGGAAAATTGTAACAAATTAAATATTAAAGATATGAAATGTCCACATTGTCAGGTAGAAGTAAATGTAGATTTCTCAGAAAAATACATAGGAAAATATGGAAATATTTTTTATAGTCTATTCTATATGAGATGTCCAAATAGTGAATGTGATAAGCCTATTGTACTTTTGGGACAGGCAAACAATGCTAATCAATACCGTGACGGTACAATATCTATAAAAGAACAACATTCCTGTAATTTTAAACAACTATTCCCTGTAGGAAGCGGTAGAATGCCTGCTGCTCCTGAAGTTGAATCTAAGTTTGCTGAAGATTATAATGAAGCCTGTTTGGTACTTCCATTTAGCCCCAAAGCAAGCGCAGCCTTAAGTCGTAGATGCTTACAGAATATAATCCGTCTGAAAGAAGGTATTAAAGAAGGAAATCTCAAAACGGAGATTGAGAAGCTAATAGCAACTAATAAACTTCCATCATACATAAGCGACAACTTGGAAATAATACGTGGTTTTGGTAATATTGCTGCTCATGGAATGGAAGACCGAGCTTCTGGTGAAATATTAGATGTAGAACCTAATGAAGCAGAGTTCTTATTGGACGTTTTGGAACTTCTTTTTGATTTGTATTTTGTTCAAGCTGCTAAAGCAGCCAAGATGAAAGCTGCATTAAATCAAAAACTGACAAGCGCAGGACAAAAGCCTATACCATAAGTCGCATAGAAGAGGAGCTTGCAGAAATCAAGGAGGAGCAAGCGGCAAAGAATAACAATGCAGCGTCTCCTAACCCCAAGGGATAATTCATTGCTTCATGTTTTTATAGTACTATTGAGCGGAGCTAATTTAGTTCCGCTTTTTTTATTGCTAAATTCTATATTATAGAATATATTTCTTGGAAAAATTTTATAATTCAAAATTAATTCATATTTTTGCATCAAATAAATGAGATATGAGAATTGTATCACATAAGAAATTGAAAGAGTTCTACGAGACGAAAGGCTATGAAGATTCACGCATAGCTTTAGAACGTTGGTATGATATAGCGGAAAAAGCTGAATGGAAGAACCTATCAGACATTAAAGTAGATTTTCCTGCTGCTGATTATGTAGGCAACCAGCACTATGTATTCAATATTAGAGGTAACAATTATCGACTGATAGTAGTTGTAAAGTTTACAATGGGCTATATTTTTATTCGGAAAGTGTGTACCCATAAAGAATATGATAAAATAGATTGTTCAACCATTTAAGATACAGGATATGAATAAAGTTAGTAAAGAACAATATGAATTTGCTTTGGCAAGAGTAGAGGAACTTCTGCCATTGGTTGATGATAATACCCCTGCAAACGATAAAAATGCGGTGGAGCTTACAGTTATGTCCGATATTGTGATAGCATACGAAAAAGAACATTATCCGATAGAAAAACCGACTGTTGCGGAATTGATAGAGCTATCTCTTGAAGAGAAAGGGATGAGTCAAAAGCAACTTGCTGGTGAGATTGGAATAAGTCCATCGCGTGTGAATGACTATATTTCTGGACGTTCGGAACCGACCCTCAAAATTGCGAGGTTGCTATGTCGAGTGCTGAATATACCTCCAGCCGCGATGTTGGGTTTCTGATTAGTTCATAAGAAGAATATTTAGGCGTGATTCATTCGGTTTCACGCCTTTTTTATACCATTTTACGACAATCGTTTCATTGTCGTGTATCACCTATCTGATAATTTTTCACCTTCTTTATAAATAACGAAATTTACCGTAGAAATTTATAAATCAAATTCATACGGTATGACAATCTTAGAACAAATCTTAGCAGGGCTACAACAGAAATTCGCTGGGGTGGACACTGCTATTCTTACCCGCATTGCCACTAAGAAGGCAGAGGGTGTAACGGACGAGACAAAGGTAAACTCCATTGTTGAGGGTATCAGTTTTTCGGACGTGCTTAATTCCTATGGTGATTTCCGTGCCGGGGATGCTTCCAAGACCGCAGTTTCCAACTACGAAAAGAAGCATAACCTTAAAGACGGTAAGCCAATCGAGACTACCACAACCACCAAAACGGAAGAGAATAAAGACGATGTGCCTGCATGGGCGCAAGCTTTAATTGACTCCAACAAGAACCTTTCTGATAAGCTAACACAGTTTGAAACGGAAAAGGCTCAAGCAACACGTAGCCAGCAGATTTTGGCAAAGGCAAAGGAGTATGGTATTCCCGAAAACTACGCCAAACGATGCGCCATTAAGGACGATGAGGACTTGGATGCATACTTCAAGGACTTGAAGCAGGAGTTCGCAAATGACGGCTTCAAAGGCGTGACCCCTCCCGAATCAGCGGAAGAGAAGATTGAGAAAGAATCTGAATCTATCGCTAAGATGATTGACGAGGGAACGAAAACTATTGTTGAACAAAACAAGAATTAATTATGTCAGCAGGATTTAAGTATGATTTGGTTCCGCCCGTTGAGCAAGAGGAACGTTATGATGTCCAGACAGGTATCCGCAGACGTGGCCCGTTCAAGCTCGACACGCAGAACCTTGTGGTGGGAAGTTTCCTTCCTGTATTTACACCGATTTGTGCGGACTTGAAAAACAAGTTCTCTTATGCGGTAATCAATGTAAGAGTTGTGGAAGCCTATACCACTGGTGAAGAGGCTTTGTCTATCAAAGTAGCCAAGAACTCTTTGGCTTATGTGGGAATGTTTGTCGGAAGCGGCACTAAAGGTGCTGAGGTCGCAGCTATTGACAAATCTAATGCCAACTACGATGTCTTGACTATCAAGGCTGCTTTCGGTGAGAATATCGCCAAAGATACCGTACTTTTCAATGCGGTTGCGGTTGACGGCTTGAAACAGAAGTACGTTGCAAATTCGGCTCTGTTTAACCGGACGAAAGTAGAGGACGGAATTACACTGGTTTCATTGCTTCGTACAGCCGCAGAGATTGAACCTTCAAAACTGGCTATGCCGTTCTCCGAGAACGATAAAGCCAACATGAAGGGATGGTTTGAATTTAACGAGTAAGGAGGTAGGATATGTTTTTAACGATTCAGACATTATTCGATGATGCGAACATTGTTTCCGCTATCATCAGACGTGTAAACCGGACGCGTAAAGATACAATCTATTGGCAGCAGTATCTTACTTTCCGCAGAGTAACTACTCGCGTGTTCAAAGATTATATCGGTTCTGTAACCGGAGTTATGGCAGGTTCCATCAATTCACGTTTTGGCGAAAAGCCCATCCGTGAACGTAGGAACATTGGTTCCGGATATGGTGAGATTGCCTACTTGGGCGATGCTTATCAGATGTCCATCGACCGACTTTCCGAGTTGCAGGATTTAATTGACAAGTTCAATGTAGCTAAACCGGCAGACCAAAAGGCCGCAATGGAAGAGATTGTAAACTTCCTGGCAGATGATTACCGTCAGATTACCCTTGCTGCTCACAAGCGCATGGATATTATTGTTGGTGCCTTGTTGATGCTTGGTGAAGCCACCGTTTACAACAAGGATGCTGCAATAACTTCCGGTCAGACCAATAATAAACTGCTGGAGATTACCCTTCCGTTCAATTTTATCAAGCCGAAAAGTGGAGATGTGGTTGTGGACGGAAAGAACATGTTCATCTCTTACCTGAGAGAGAAACTCCATTCTTTGGCACCGGACTATGGCGTTTATGCCAAGATGATTATGACACGCGCTTCTTTCAACAAGTTCGTGCTCGGTTCATCTGAATTTGGCGAGCAATACAAGATGATTCTCGGCAGCAACGAAATGAAGTTGAGTACGGGATTGGTTTCCTCTTCTTTGGCTTCCGAAGTGTTCACCGGCATCGGTTTGCCGCGTATTGAAATCAAGGAGGACTACGTGAAAGACCAGACGGGAAAGAATGTGCAGATTTACGCGGATAACCGTATTACTCTGTTACCTTCTGACAACATTGGTTATATGCGCCATCATACCCCGTATGAAGCGACAGACCCAGTACAAGGACGTACTTATATCCCGTCAGAGGGGCAGATGCTTATCTCCAACTACCGTGACAAAAACGGTCGCTACATGGAATATACGGCAGAGTGGATTCCGCAGATTTCCAATCCAGATTTGATAACCAATTTCGATTTGAGCGAAATTGCATCCATCCAATCAGCATAAGGGGGTAGGATATGAAAGTAAAGGTTATATCAGTTTTCCGCGACAAGTTCACCGGAAAGTATTATACTCCCGGTGAAGTGATTGAAGTCGGTGAGGAGATCCGTGTGCTGGATATGGAAAGTCGCAGACTTGTCGAAAGGGTTGAGGTGAAAACTCCCGAAGTGAAAACCACTGAAGAAAAGAAGGAGGTGAAAATCTCCCTCTTTGAGAAAGAGTTCGAGAAGAAAACTTTGATTGAGGCTTTGAAGTCCATCGGTGTGCAGGCTTCCGGCAATATGAAAGAGGAAACTCTTTTGGGTAAGGTTGCAGAACTTGATGAAGAATCAACAGCCAAACTGAAAGAAGCATTAGGTATCGAGTAAAAGGATAGGGTAGTGCTTCTACCCTTCCATTGTCTAATTTTATAAATCAGAAAAGAAATGAAGAATTTTATTTTTGCCATGTGTGGCTTTTTAATGATGTCTTTGGTTTCGTTGAGCGTGCAGGCATCAAGTGTGGAATCTTCTAAGTGTGAATACGTGAATCCATCGGTTGATGTTGGTCTGCCAGATATTCAGTTTATCACTTTGGAAACGGCTCTGGCTGATTGTGTTGTACCGACCATGACGCATCCCGTGTTTTTGGTTGCAAATAACCCGGCTATGATGTGTTCGATAAAAGAGGGAATGGCTATTCAAGGGATACGAATTAATGTTCCCAAATGCCCGTTCAGATACATCTATAAATCAAAGTATTGCACGCATTATAGCTATACCGCATATAGTAAACTGATTACATCATATTGATTGATAACAGTCATGAGTAACAAGGAGTTTGTATTAAGCGTATTTGATAAGAATCCCCCGTCTAATCTTGTAGTTGAAAATATACTTTCAAGAACGGGATTGGATGGCGAAGAACCTTTTGCCGAGGAAAATAGGGCAAGATTAGAGGTCGCTTGTGCCAAGCAAATTCCGTGGATGATACAAAATCCATCTTCGGTCAGCGAAAGCGGATTTTCTGTGTCTTGGTCTAATCATGTTGATAGCCTAATGAAATTGTACTCATGGCTGTGTAAACAGTACGGTTTGAAAGACGAACTGGGTAACAAACCTAAAGTGACTTTCTTATGATATTCGCTCCACACATATTGCAGGTAAAAGTTATCACCCCGATGGATAAGGATGAGTTTGGCAGACCTATTCCCGGAACAGGTGGTGAATACTGGCAGGAGGTATGCAAGTGCCGTTGTGATGATAACACTACCAAAGAGTTTTCATCTGATAACGGCTCTGTGTATCGTCCGAATTATCATGTAGTATGTGAGAAAAGAATCACTATCAAGGCAGGGGATGAAGTCCGCTGTATGGACGGCGAGAGCGTGAGAGGTCAAGGCGAAGTTTACACGGTGAAGAGTACGAACTATTTTAACTACGCGGAATTATGGATGTAGATTTCGACCTTTCCGATGTCGATTCCTTTTTCGATGAAGGAGAATGGGAAGTTGAAAAGAAGATGATTGACGTTGGCGATGAAGCCGTGAAGTACGCGGAGGAACACGGCGATTACGAAGACCACACGCTCACCTTGCGAACGTCCAACAAGTATGATGTGGATAAGGATGGTTTGACACTCTATAACGACGCTCAATCGCCGAAAGGTTATCACTATGCGTCCAACGTGGAATCCAAAGGGTTTGAAGTCTTGAGCGGCGCCGCCTTGTTTGCGAAGAAACGGTTGAATGGAGAATTATGAATGAAAAATCCCGCTTTTGCCAAGTTAATACTTTGGCAAAGGCAATGTAGCCACTTGGCACGCACAAGGTAGCCACTTGGCAAAAGCAACCTAAAACAGACTGGAAAATGATAACGACCACCGACATAGCGAACATACTCTACCGCGACTGCCAGCCCTTCGGCATCGGCATCGTCCCCCACGGCAAGAAGCTGGCGGGCGCGCTGAAGTCCGAAAAGATTGTCATCCACGCCAAGAAGCAGCAGCCGGGTAAGTACTGGAAGCAGTCGTTCGCCGAGGTCAACCTCTGTGTCCCCGACCCCGGCGAGGATGAAGCCGACACCATCCGGCTGAATGCGCTTGAAAGGCAGGCTGTGGAACTCTTTGACGGCGTGGTAAGCACCTATGACGGCACCCGTTACCGTTACTCCATCGAATCAATCGGAACGGAAGCGGACACGGCTTTGAAGTGCCACTATGTGAATGTAAGAATTTTGTTTAACGTATTAAATGTGAAATAATATGATTTCAGCAGTAGGAATTAAGAGAATCTTGTTTGCCGACATTTCAAAAATTACGGCGGACATCACCCCCGAAATCGCCAAGACTTTAATCCAAGCGGCCATTACCGCCAAAGATGAAGTCTTGAACGTGCACGGGGAAACGTGGCAGATTGAAGAAACAGAAGCGTCTGTCACGGGGTATAAAAATCAATTGAATGGTCAGAACTACCGTTATGACACAACTCCCGGCGATATTACTCCGGCTTTCTCTATTGGTCAGTACGATTGGAAAACTAAAGCGGCTCTCATGGGCGGTTCCATAGTTGAAACAGGGGAAGAAGGAAGCAAAGTCGCGGTAGGTTGGAAACGTCCTCTGACAAAAGAGATAATCAATAAGGCTCTTTTCTGTCTGACGGATGATAATGTATGGTTCATTTTTCCCAATGCCCAGATTGTAGCCCGTGAAGCGAATACAGACAAGGCAATTGCCATTGCTGTTCGTGGATTGGTTCAAACTCCTAAGATAGCAGGGGTAGCTTCTGAATATAACTATGAGGAAGATGCTATTAAGGCATTGACAGCGTAAGTTTTAAGGTAACAGATTGTTTTCGGATGGCGGTGGGTGGTTGCTCACCGCCTTTTTAATTTAAAGATATGAATCAAGCGTCTAAAATTGTGTCAGATGCCCTGCTGGGGATGGACTTCAAAAATGTAGAGATAGGTGGAGTAGTCTATACCATCAAGCCGCCTACTATCAAAGTTATCTGTCGTGCCATTCATCATTTCTCCAATGTCGGTATGGAGGGAGATAATATTGTAGAGGCAATCAAGGAACTTCCCGAAGTAACCGAAGATATGCTGAAAGGCGTTTCCTGCTTCATCTGCGGCAGTGAGGACTTGGCTAAGGCTTTGGAAAACGGGACTTTTGACGAAATTAAGAATGGCTTGGAAACCTGTTTCTCCATGATGGATATTTCGGCTTTTCAGTGTGTCAGCTCGATGAGGAACGTGTCGATGCTGGCAGCAAGACCGAAACAGTAGGAAACACAACGTTCTTCGGGCAGATAGCCCATTTGATTGACACGCTTCATTTGAGTTATACAGAAGTGTTTGAGGTTATCCCTTATAGGAATCTGTTGATGATGCAACGGGATAAACTTCATACCGTAAGTGGTCAAAAGGTGAATAGAATCAGCGGTAAGGAATTAGCTAATCGTAGGAAAAAGAAATAGATATGGCGAAATTATATTTTAAGGTAGGTAGCGACTGGGAAGAAGTTGTAAGGCTTCGTAATGAAATTGCGAAGTTAAAGCAGGAGTTAATGAGCATGGATGGCACGCAGTCTCCTGCTGCTTTCAAGGCTTTGAATGCCCAACTTGCTGCATCCAACCAAAGATTGGATGAGTTGGTGACTAATGCAGCCAAAGCTGGAGCGGAGATGGAAACGGGATTCAAAAGGAAAATCTTCGATGCTTCCCAGGCCGTGAATGGATTCACAGAGAAGATTCTTGCTCAAAAAGCGGTAGTTAAGGATATTGAAGCGGATGTAAAACGACTTGGGGATGCTTATCGTATAGCATTGAAAAGGAATCCGTTATCAGCAAATAGCAAGTTAGAAGAATACAATGCTGCCCGCAAAGCTCTTGATGAAGAAAAGGCAGCTTTATTTGGATTAACCCAACAACAAGCCGAAGCGCGTCTTTCCGTAAAGAAACTTCGGGATGAATACGCCCTTTACAATGATAATGCTAAGGAAATCGTAGAGAGTAACAACGGTATTGCTATTTCTTGGAAGAAAGCCTTGGCGGTTATTGGTGGTACTGGAGTACTGAAAGCATTAGGTGCTGAAATGATTCGTGTACGTGGCGAGTTCCAGGCTGCTGACACTGCTATTGAAACTTTATTGGGAAACAAAGAGAAAGCCAATGCCCTCATGTCACAAGTTCGTGAGTTCGCTAAAATTTCTCCGCTTGAATTTTCTGATGTAACAGCAGCCACGCAGATGATGCTTGGTTTCAACATTGAAGCCGAGAAAGTTCCCCGTTATCTACAAGCTATTGGCGATGTTTCTATGGGGAACACACAAAAGTTTAATTCTATGACTTTGGCATTCTCTCAGATGTCCGCTGCCGGTAAACTTATGGGTCAAGACCTCAATCAGATGATTAATGCAGGATTTAATCCTCTGCAAATCATGTCTGAAAAGACCGGTAAGTCTATCGCTACCCTCAAAGATGAGATGTCTAAGGGGGCTATTTCCGCAGAAATGGTTCAGCAGGCATTTATAGATGCTACTTCCGCTGGTGGTCGATTCTATCAGATGTCCGAAAACGCTTCAAAAGAGATAAACGGTCAGCTTTCTATGATGCAGGATGCGATGGATAGTGTTCTCAACGAGTTAGGTGAGAAATCGGAAGGTGTAATTATGGACGGCATTCAGATGACTACTTCTTTGATTGAAAACTACGAAACAGTCGGCAAGATACTTGCTGGATTAGTAGTTACTTATGGCGCATATCGTACTGCTGTAATGCTTACTACTATCGCAACGAGCAAACACACGATAGCCGAGATAGCCCTTACCAATGCCCGTGTACTGGCACGGAAAGCACAAATGGCTCTCAATGCGGCAATGCTTACCAGTCCTTATGTTTTGCTGGCGACTGCCGTTGTAGGGCTTGGTGCGGCCATGTGGACTTTCCATGATTCCGCAACCGAAGCCGAAAAAGCACAGAGAAGGTTTAACGAACAGCAAGAAGAAGCTAAAAAACAAGAGGAAGAACACAAGCAGAAAATTGATTTCCTTGTACAGAGTTCCCGTGACATGGCTTTGTCTGATTTACAAAGAGGACAGAGCTTGGCGGAGTTGAGAAAAGAATACCCAAAGATATTCGCTCAATACGACATTGAAACCATTAAACTTGCTGATATACTCAAATTAAAGCAGCAGATTGCAGAGGAAGATGCAAAACGTGCCGGAGAAAAACAAGCCAAAGAATTTTCTAATATTGAATCTGAAATCAAATATTACGAAAATTTACTGAAATCTCTTTCCGGCCAGCAAGGTGTTGATGGATATGTGAAGAAGATGAAAGAATTGCGTGCTATGCGTGACGTTATGTTACAAGACAAGGGGAAAGGCATTTCAGAGCAATTCATATCCAATTTGAACAATGTTGATGTAAAGGAATTTGACCGATATATTTCCGAACTTGAAAGGAGAATCAAAGGAAAGGGTGATAATGGAACCATCAAACTCCGTTTGCCTATTGATGTAGAGGGAACTTTGTCAGATGAAGCAATCTATAATGTCAAAGACATAAAAACACTCATAGATACTGCAAAATCTGCCAAGCAAACCCGTATTGATTCAGAGAAAAACAAAACTACTTACAAACAAGACTACGATAAAGCCAAGAAAGAGTGGGAAGATGCCAAAAAGAAACTCTCTGAAATAGAAAAGGACAAATCCAAGTTTACCTCAAAGCAGTATGAAGAGGCTAAGAAACGGGTAGAAACAACTGAAAAATCCTATAAAAATTTAGGTGGTATCACTGGTAGTTCTTTAACCAAGCTGGAAAAAGCTGCTGAAAAGCAAAAAAAAGAACAAAAAAAGACAGCCGAACAACTTCTTTCACTTCGCCGTCAGAACCAACAGGATGAAATCAACCTGATGAGAGAAGGCACGGAAAAGAAGTTGAAACAGATTGACCTTGATTATCAGAAACAGATTGATGCGATAAGAAAACAGGAGGAAGAATGGAGCAAAGCCGGTAACGGTAAGCTGACCGACAAGCAGGCACAGAAAATTTCAGAAGCTTATACCAATGCCGAAAGTATGAGAGATAAAGATATTTCCGATGTAACTGAAGGACAGCTGAAAGCCGAACAACAGGCTTTGAACGACTACTTGAAAGAATATGGCACGTTCCAGCAGCAGAAATTGGCTATCGCCCAAGAGTATGCGGAAAAAATAAGGAAAGCACAGGAAGAAAACGGTGTTAATAGTGCACAAGTAAAGTTACTGGAGAAACAACGTGATGTTGCCATACAGAACAAGGAAACAGAAGCCATAAAAGCCAATATAGATTGGGTTACTGTGTTCGGTGAGTTTGGTTCCATGTTTTCCGACATGGTAAAGCCTGCCTTGGACGAAGCAAAAAAATATGTACGGACTGACAAGTTCAAGAACTCCGATCAGGCAAGCCAGAAATCATTGATTGACGCCATCAGCCAGATGGAAAAGTCTTTGGGTGGTACAAGTGGAGTCAACTTCAAGAAACTTGGAGAGGATGTAAAAGCCTATCATACAGCCGAACAAAACCGTATCAATGCCATAGAGATTGAAACAGCCGCTTTGGAAAAACTAAAGAAATCACAGGATGATTACGCCAAAGCACAGAAGAGTGGAACAGAAGAAGAAAAGCAGGTTACAGCGAATGCCCTTGATATAGCACGACAGAATGCTGACATTGCATCCGCCAATGTAAAGACACAGACGGATATCGCCAATCAGGCCCAGCGTAATGTGACTGATACCGCCACCAGACTGAAAGCAAGCATGGAAAATTTGTTGGGAGGCTTGCAGCAGATTTCATCCGGTGGATTATATAACGCGTATAGCGGAATTATCAAAACCGTGAACGGATTCAAGGATGTCATAGGAAAAACGTCAGAATCTCTTAAGGAGGTCCCCATTGTCGGATGGATTCTGTCCATCATTGACGTACTCAAAGACGGATTGAGTGATCTTGTCGGTGGTCTGCTTGATGCTGTTCTGAACGCGGTCAGTGGAATTATCGGTGATGTCTTGTCAGGGGATTTGTTTGTCACAATCGGCAGATCATTGAGGGACGGCATAGGAAACATCCTGAACGCGATCTCATTCGGAGGCTTCAACTCCCTGTTTGGAATAGGTGGAAACGCCAAGGAAGTACAGGAAACGATAGACAGGCTGACGAACAGGAATGAAACTTTGCAAACGGCCATCGAGGATCTGACTGACGAGATGAAGGCAAGCAGGGGAATGAAATCGGTTGAATCTTACAAGGAAGCTGTAAAATATCAGGAGGAAGTCAATAAAAACTATCTGCAAATAGCAAAGGAGCAAGCCGGATATCATAAGAGCCACGGCAGTTGGCAGCATTATCTGAAATGGACGGATGAAATGCTGGAACACGCAAGAAAAGCTACCGGTATGCAGGATTTCTCCGGCACTGATTCCTTGTGGAATCTGACCCCCGAACAGATGAAGGCTCTACGGTCGGACGTATGGTTATGGGATATCATGGAATCTTCCGGTAAGGGAGGTTACGGTGAGCGTGTTACCGACAAGCTGGATGATTATATAGAGCAGGCAGGAAAACTGGAAGAACTGACCGACAGTCTTTATGAGGGCTTGATCGGAATGTCATTCGATTCCATGTATGACAGTTTTGTAAGCAGTCTGATGGATATGGAGAAGAGTGCGGAGGATTTTGCTGATGACATATCCAAATATTTCATGCAAGCGATGCTGTCAAATGCCATCGGTGAACGGTTTAGTGACAAACTGAGGGCATGGTATGATAAATTCGGTGAAGCCATGAAGGATGATGGTACGCTTGACAATAATGAGCGTAAGGAGCTGATGGATGAATACATGGGTTATGTGGACGAAGCCATGAAGCTCCGTGACGAACTTGCCGCAGCAACCGGATATGATAAGATTTCGCAAGAATCAACATCCCAGTCAGCTTCATCCAAAGGTTTTCAGGAAATGAGTCAAGATACTGGCGAAGAGTTGAACGGTAGGTTTACAGCATTGCAGATTGCAGGAGAAGAAATAAAGAATCAGAATATTATTCAATCTCAATCACTTAATCTACTAACAGTAAAAGCAGATGCTCTACTTTCCATAGATACGGAAACAAGAAATATTGCTGATGATACGCGGGATTTGATAGCGCAATCCTATCTTGAATTGGTACAGATTTCAGAAAATACAGGGGCAATCGTCAAACCTATTCAACAGATGCAAAGAGATATAGCAGAAGTTAAAAAGAATACAGCAAAATTATAGTCTATGGATGAATTATTAATTAATGGCGAAAACGCTTATACAACATGGGGTGTGAGAATGGGAGAGGGGTTTCTTGATGTTATTGGGGCATCCGCTCCCATGAAGGATTTTATTGAGAACAAAAGCCGACTTGAACATGGGAAACGGGTAATAATCAATAATCCTAAAGTCGATGAGAGGGAAATAACTCTTTCGTTCACTATCGAGGGTAATTCTCAGTCTGATTATCAATCAAAGAAAAAAGCTTTCTTCAATGAGCTTTATAAAGGCAAGGTTGATATTCAAGTCTCGGCTAATAGTAGCGAGATTTATCATCTGGTTTATCTCGGTAAAAGTATCACTTACGCACAGAGTTTAGACCGAACTTTCGGAAAAATTTCAGCCAAGTTCAATGAGCCGAATCCGGCAAACAGAAGCTAATTCACGACATTGGTTTTATTGTCGTGTATGTGAGTGCTCAAAATTGGGCACTCTTTTTTTTATCCCCGAACTTTGAAGACATGGAACAAATCGACATCAAAGACATATCCGGTGCTATCCAGCTTACAACTTTGATCAATGAAGGCTGCAAGCGTAAGTTCACTCTGATGAAGGAGGACTACATCATGTTAAAGTTCTCCTTGGATAATCCCATATATTTCAAACTTGGCTCATACGTGGAATGTAACTTCGGATTGTTCGAGGTGTGCGACTTGCAGAAGCCCGCATTCAACACCAATACCGCCGGCTACGATTACGAATTAAGACTTGACGCCTACTACTGGAAATGGAAAAACAAAATCTTCAAATATACCCCGGAAACGGCCGGACAGGAGGCGTCCTGGAACCTGACCGCCCCGCTTGACGTACAAGCCGGTATAGTCCTTAGAAATTTGAAAGCTCTTGGTTACACATACAAAGGACAGGATTTTGTTTTCTCCATTGACAGTACGGTAGAGAACAAATCACAACTGATGTCTTATGAGAACATCAACATCCTTGATGCCTGTTTTGAGATGGCGAAGAAATGGGACTGTGAGTGCTGGATAACCGAGAATATAATCCATTTCGGGCGTTGTGAGTTTGGCGACGCGGTGGACTTCGAGATCGAGAAAAACGTGCAGGAAATGCCACGATCTGAATCCCGGTCCACCTATGCGACAAGAATCTATGCTTTCGGCTCGACAAAGAACATCCCTTCTAACTACCGTCCGGTTGATGAGACCGTGGTTGTGAACGGTGTGGTGCAGCGCAGGCTGATGTTACCCGAAGGAACCCCGTACATAGACGCTTATCCCAATATGACCACCGAGGAAGCCATTGAACAGGTGGTTATCTTCGATGAAGTCTATCCCCGAAGAACGGGCACCATGTCGGATGTTACTACCATCGAGGTGACGGACAAGGTGGAGAATGAGGACGGCACAACCACTGAGGAAAAATGGAATGCCTACCGTTTCAGGGATACAGGTGTTAACTTTTCTGAGAAATATATCCTCCCCGGTCAGGAGCTGAGGATACGTTTCGCGTCCGGGCTTCTCAACGGTCTGGAGTTTGCCGTGAAGTTCAATCCTGAAGGAAAGCCGGAGAAGCTGGAGGACGGCGGCTGGAATCCCGATGCACAGTTATGGGAGATAGTCAGGAATGAGGACTACGGCAGACCGCTTCCCGGCGATGTGCTCTTTCCCCAGGATGGAGATGAATATGTACTATCCGGCTGGGACAGCACGAAAATAACCGAACTGGGGCTTGTGGGTGCTGCAGAACAGGAACTGAAGGTCAAGACGGAAAAATACGCTTCCAAATCAAAGGTTGACCCGAGTACTTACGACTGCACGATGATGTCCGGTGACGCATACCGTGAGGACGGCATTCATAACCTCTACAGCATTGGTCAAAAGGTCAACCTTATCAACAAAGCCTATTTCGAGAACGGAAGGAAGTCAAGGATTATCGGATTTGAATTCAATCTTGACTATCCCTTTGACTCACCTGTCTATACTGTTGGGGAAACCGCCTCTTATTCTCGTATCGGCGAGCTGGAGGAGAAGGTTGAGAGCCTTACTCTGAAAGGACAGACCTATACGGGCGGTGGTGGCAGCGGCGTGTATGTGATAAGAAGGAATGACTCTACACCGGCCACGGATAGTAACGTGTATTCCGCATTGCGCTCCTTAGTAAT